CCTGGCGACCGCTTTACGGATGGTAGTTGGGGCTTTTTCAGTTTCTTCGGGAACTTTTGGACTACGTCCTCTGGATCCTACTGGTACTTGAATTACTTTGGCACTACTTTTGATCAGAGTACAAATAGTTCTCTGCTCGGTTTTTCGGTTAGGTGTCTCAGAAATTGATTCTTGATGCTTGACTTTCTTCTGTTATGGATTATTGTTTGCATATGGAAATAAATTTGCCTTTATATAAAAGTGTGTATTCACTCAGTTTGATAATATTTAATGTTTCTAAAAACTTAAATAAGGAATATAAATATACAATTGGTGAAAATTTAAAAAATAATATAATAACTATGTTGAGTTATGTTGCAATAGCAATTAATAGTGATAATAAATTAAAATATTTAAAAAAATGTAGAAAAAAAATTGAAAAAATTAGAATTATTGTAAGGTTATTAAAAGACTTAAAACAAATAAGTGTAAATAACTTTATTGAAATAAATGAAAAAATAGAAAATATTTCAAAACAGATAACTGGTTGGAATAATTTTCTACTAAAACCAAAACCAAACACTTAAAAAAACTTCATATGTTAGAGTTGTTTTTTTATTACGGTAAAAACAAGAAAACATTTTAAATTTGACAACTCGCTTTCTTGGAAGCAAAGTTTTAAGTAGTTGTTTTTACCCCCCCCCTGGCAACCGCAATACGGATGGTAGTTGGAACAATTTCAGTAACAACGGGAACTTTTGGACTACGTCCTCTGGATCCAACTGGAACTTGAATTACAATAACACTACTTTTGATCAGAATACAAATAGTTCTCTGAACGGTTTTTCGGTTAGGTGTCTCAGAAATTTGAAAAGTTTCCTCTATGTCAAAAACATAGAGGTTTTTTTATATGAAAAATGAAAAATTAACAAAAGATTTATTTTTAGCATATTATGAATGCAGACAAAATAAAAGAAACACAACTAATGCTTTAAAATTTGAAATGAATTATGAAGCCAATTTATTTAAATTAAGGGATGAATTATTGAATAGAACTTATGAACCTAGAAGAAGTATTGCGTTTATTGTAACAAAACCTGTAAAAAGGGAAATATTTGCTGCTGATTTTAGAGATAGAATTATTCATCATTTTTTAATAAAAAAAATGAACATATTTTTTGAAAAAACTTTTATAGATGATAGTTATGCTTGTAGAAAGGGAAAAGGTACTCATTTTGGCGTTAAAAATATTTATAACAAAATAAAAGAATGTTCTAAAAATTACACAACTGATTGTTTTATATTGAAATTAGATATTGAGGGATTTTTTATGCATATAAATAGAGATATTTTATATAAAATGTTATACTCATATACTCAAGAGAATTATTTTGATTCAGATAAAGATTTGATAATATTTCTAACCAAAAAAGTAATCTATAATAACCCTGTTAAAAATTGCATAATAAAAGGAAATAAATCTGAATGGTCATCACTACCAAAAACAAAATCATTATTTGGTATGTTGCCAGGATTTGGATTACCCATAGGTAATTTAACTAGTCAAGTTTTTGCAAATTTTTACATGAATTTATTTGATAAGTGGATTTTGGAAAAGATGGGTGTTAAATACTATGGTAGATATGTTGATGATTTTATCATTATAGATAATAATAGGGATAATTTAATTTCTTTAATACAAAAAATTAAAGTTTTTTTGGGAACAAATTTACTATTGAATATTCATCCAAAGAAAATATACCTACAACACTATAATAAAGGTGTTACATTTTTGGGTTCATATATCAAACCAAATAGAATTTACATTAAAAATTCAACAAAAGGTAATTTTTTTCAAAAAATAAGAGAAGCAAACTATATATTAAATAAGAACCCCAATAAAAATGATTTAAAAAAGATTGTATCTTCAATAAACTCATATTTAGGATTGTTTAGAGCGTATAAAACTTTTAAATTAAGAAAAAAAATGATTTCTTTAATAGATAACAAATTAAATTATATTTCTAATATATATAATTATAAAATAATCTTAAATAAAAAATTATGAATGAAATTCAAATTGGATCTCAAATATGGTCCACAGAAAATGCAGCAATAACAAAATTTAGAAATGGTGATGACATTCCATTTGTACCAAACATTACTGAATGGAGTGAATTAACATCACCAGCATACAGCATCAATGAAAACAATGATTATCTTTATAATTATTGGGTTATTACAGATAATAGAAATGTAGCACCTACTGGATGGAGAGTTCCAAATAATAATGATTGGAATATATTAATTAATTTTGCCAATGGTAATGATGTTGCCGGACATAAATTAAAATCAATTAATGGATGGACAGCAATCACGCAGAATATGGAAGGGATTGAAACAACCATTAATGTTGGTGGAACAGATGAATTTGGTTTTAATGCAAAACCAACAGGGTTTAGACATATGGATGGAAACTTTGCATTAGATTTATTGTCGCCTTATTTCACACAAGAATCCATTGATGAAAATTTATGCAAATATGTGTTTTTGTTTTCCGGATATGAATTTGGAAAAGGTGGCATGTGGAAAAAAGATGGTTTTCCCATTAGATTAATAAAGGAGTAATAGTTTTTGATTTTTTTTTAGATATTTATATGAATAAATAAAAAATAATAATGGCAAATCAAAAAGTATTCGTATCTCCTGGTGTATATACCTCTGAAACAGATTTAAGTTTTGTATCACAGAGTATTGGTGTAACCACATTAGGAATGGTCGGTGAGACGATCAAAGGCCCCGCATTTGAGCCTATCTTTATCACAAGTTATGATGAATTTCAAACTTTTTTTGGCAGCACATCCCCTGAAAAGTATATTAACACACAAATACCAAAATATGAATCTGCATATATTGCAAAATCATATTTACAGCAATCAAATCAAATGTATGTTACAAGAGTTCTTGGATTATCTGGTTATGATGCTGGTCCATCATGGTCAATAACAACCATTGCAAATGTAAATAATTCAACCATTGGTTTAACAGGAACAACTGGTGTTGGTCCAGGTTTTTCCATTTCATTTACAGGAACAACTGGGACAACTGGAACATTTGTAATCTCAACAGCAACTTACCCAAATGCTATAAGTTCTACAATATTCTCATCTGACACTTATACAAATAGCACAGGTGCAGTATCAACTTTCTATGATGATTTAAAAGCATTTGCAAATAATGTGGCAGGCTCAAACACCTTAACAGGTCAGACGTCAACATATGGTTCATTGCCAGTATCTGTGTATAATTCAATAACAGGTTCAACACAATCAGGGTTAACAAGTTATAACTACTTTGGAACAACTGTTGCATTAAATTCAAATGGAACACCTGTTGATGAAAATGATGTTTGGAATTATGCCACATTCACAAATACATCTGGTAATGTGTATGGAGGTTATTCATTTTATTACAACACATCTTCTTGGAATCAAGTTGGTGGGTCATTTACAGGAACAGTTACGGGAAACACTTATGTGTTCTCTGGAACAGCCTATACAGGTTATAGTGATATGGTTGTTGCAACCATTAGGTCAAGAGGTATCACAAGTTATTCATCCACTAATCATGGTCAAATTTATTCTTTAACAGGTAATACTTTAACAATTGATGGAGCAAATAGCACAACAATGAGTGGTGATCCATTTGGAAATTTTGTTTTAAGTGGGAATACAACAGGAAATTCAAACTTTACATTTAATGTTTCATTAAGACCAACAAATTCAAATTATTTAACAAATGTATTGGGAACAGATAATTTTGGAAAAGATAGAAATGATGTTCCAATTTTTGTTGAGGAGCATTATCCAACTTTATTGAATCAAGCATATAAACTTGGTTATATTAGAGGATTGAAAACCAATTTAACCTATCTACCATCAGCAAGAACAACAACAAACCCTTCAACCTCAATTGGATGGTATCTTGAAAAATATCAATCACCAAAGACACCATTTGTGGTTTCTGAATTGAGAGGAAATAAGGTTTATAATTTATTCAAATTTATTTCAATTTCTGATGGAAATAATGCCAATACAGAAGTAAAGATTTCAATCATTAATATGTCATTCAAGAATAGAACATTTGATGTATTGGTTAGAAGTTTTTATGACTCAGATACTGCACCAGTTGTATTGGAGAAATTTACAAATTGCACATTGGATGAAACACAAAATTCTTTCATTGGTAAGAAGATTGGAACAAGTGATGGCAAATATAATTTAGTTTCAAAATATATTATGCTTGAAATGGGAGATGAATTTCCATCTGATGCAATCCCTTGTGGGTTTATGGGTTATCCCCACAGACAGTACGGAACAAAATTATCCCCAACTGTTTTATATAAGACAAAATATTATTTCAATAATGAGGTGGTATATAATGAGCCATTTGCATCATCAAATACTGTTCCTGCTGACAATGTTAAAAGGACATATCTTGGTTTCTCAACAAGTTATGGATATGATAATTCATTATTAAATTATAAGGGAAAACAAAATCCAAATAGCATTATTGCAGATGGGTCAGAATGGAATGTGGTTACAAAAGGTTTCCATATGGATTCAGGTGCAACAGTTGTTACCATTGCAAATGCTTATACAACAAGTGGTCAAACAGCTTTTGAGGTTGGTACAGGAAGTTTCAATGTTGAACCAGAGGATAATACAAGTCCATACTATTACCTATATTCAAGAAAGTTTACATTGATGTTTGAAGGTGGATTTGATGGTTGGGATGTTTATTCTGAAAAAAGAACAAATGGTGATTCTTATCAAATTGGTGGGACAGACTACATGAGGGGAGCATTATCTATTCCTGGCAAATATGCTGCTGCAACTGGTCAAGGAACATTTAAGGAAATAACAGAAGGTGATGGTACTGTTGATTTTGCAACAACAGATTATTATGCATATTACAAAGGAATTTTAACATTCCAAAATCCAGAATCAACAAATATAAATGTGTTTGTTACCCCAGGCATAGATTATGTGAATAATAGCAACTTGGTTGAAAATGCCATTGATATGGTTGAAACTGATAGAGCAGATGCTATTTATATTGTTACAACACCTGATGCAAATCTTTTAACAACAAATGTGAATGATGTTATTTACCCACAAGAATCTATTGTATCATTGGAGGAAACAAACATTGATTCAAATTATACAGCAACTTATTACCCTTGGATTTTGGTTAGAGACCAAGTGAATAATACACAAGTGTATATTCCACCAACAGCAGAAGTTTGTAGAAACTTGGCATTAACTGACAACGTAGCTTTCCCTTGGTTTGCATCAGCAGGTTATAATAGGGGTTTAGTTAATTCAGTTAAAGCAAGATTAAAGTTAACACAAGATGATAGGGATACTTTATATCAAGGAAGAATAAATCCAATTGCAACATTCTCTGATGTGAATACTGTAATTTGGGGAAATAAAACCTTGCAAATTAGGGAATCAGCATTAAACAGAATTAATGTTCGTAGGCTATTACTACAAGCACGTAAATTAATCTCTGCGGTTGCTGTGAGGCTACTTTTTGAACAAAATGACCAGATAGTCCGCCAACAGTTTTTGGATACAGTAAATCCAATCCTAGATGGTATTAGAAGGGATCGTGGTCTTACTGATTTCCGTGTTACAGTTTCAAATGACCCAGAGGATATTGATAGAAATACAATGAGTGGTAAAATCTATATCAAGCCAAGTTCCTCACTTGAATTTATAAATCTTGAATTTATTATAACCCCTACTGGTGCTTCGTTTGAAGATATATAATGATGGATTTTTTCATCATTAAGTATCATAATGATGCATAATGATGGATTTTTGCAACATTAACCCCCATTTCTTTTATTAGATTTGGGGGTTTTTTTATTACACATTCATTTACTTATTCTTTACATATTTTTATTTTTTTAATATATAAAAATCAATAGATGAAAACAAATATTAAAAAAACAAAAGAAAGAAATAATCTACCAATTTATATTGTATTTGGTTTACTTTTTTCATTTTTCTTAGGATTAGTGAATTCTCCAAACAAGTTTAAATACACACCCCAATCAATCATTCCAAACATTGAACCAGCACAAACAAAAATTGAAACAGTTTTTATTGAAAAGGTTATTGAACCCATTAAGGTGAAAGTTGATACAACAGAATCAATTATACCAGAAAATGATGCACTTGAAGGTGTTACAATAATTGATGAGGATTCTTATGGAAAAAGGTCATATGTTTATGATATCCGGAATATGGATAAGACTGAATTAAGAAAACATCTAAAAACCAATGGATTTAGAAATTTGGAAAATGCAACATTGGTTCAGATGAGGAGAATGTGGATGGCATTTCATTATGAGAGTATGTTAATGAATTTACATCTATTGACAGAATTCCCCATATCTATGCTGTATTCATTCTTTATCATTGAGGCAACCACTAATGGCATTGAGACCAACTTATGGCGACTGCACGCAAATGCGGGGGGAATGAAGGTATTTAAGGGGTATGGTTCTGTCACATATAAAACCTATGAGGTGATAAGGGGAAAAAATGTAACTATGAAAGCAAAATTTATGAGTGCAAAAAATACTCAAGAAGGAATTGAGGCTTGGGCAAAAGTATTAAATTCTGGAAGATATTATGAATGCAAGAAAGCAAATTATAAATTACCAAAGAAACAGTTATATGAAAGCATATGCAAGTGTGTTTACGAATCTGGATATCATACAGACCCAAAATATAAGTTTAGAGCACAATTTATGGCAGAGTTTTGGAAATTTAAAACACAAAACCTTCCAATTATTATTGAAGAATTTTAATTTAATTACTTAATGATATTTATATAAAAAAAATTATTATGAATTTACTTGAGGATTTTTATGAGAAAGGCACACCTGATATGAAATATTATGCATTTGATTGGGATGACAATATTGTTTTTATGCCAACTGAAATCATCTTAATGGATGATGTTGGTGATGAAGTTGGTATGTCAACCCATGATTTTGCCAAATATAGATCAGAAGTTGGAAAGAATGACTTTAAGTATAGAGGAACAACCATTGTTGGTTATGCTGAAAATCCATTTAGACAGTTTAGAGTTGAAGGAGATGAAGTTTTTTTATCTGATGTGCTTATAGCAAAGAAAGGACCAGCATTTGATGATTTTGAGGAAGCAATTAATAATGGTTCAATTTTTTCCATTATTACAGCAAGGGGGCATAATCCTGAAACATTAAAGAAAGGTGTTAAGAAATATATAACAAATGGTTTTCATGGAATTGATGAACAAAAATTAATTAAAAATCTACAAAAATATAGAGATTTAGTTGCACCAGAAAATCAATATGATGACATCATTGATGAATATTTGGATTTATGTAAATTCTATCCTGTATCATTTGGATCTGGTAGTGCAGCAAATCCTGAAATTGAGAAAGTAAAAGCATTAAATGAATTCTATGATTATTGTGAAGCAATGGCAGAGAAAGTTAAAAAAGCATTTTACTTTAAAAATGATATGTTTGGAGAAAAAGGTGATATACTTAATTTTACAATAGGATTTTCTGATGATGATCCTAAAAACATTGAAGTTATGAAAGATAAAGTTAATAGAAAAGGATTAACAATATATTCAACTAATAAAGGAGAAAAAGAAAAAGTTAATCAAGATAATTAATTATATAATAGTAATATTATTATTAATAATAGTTATATAATAATACAAAATTAAATCGCTTGATAAAAAAAGTAAATAGTGTTTTTTGAACAAAAATGATAATTTCATAAAATTAATTTAAATAGGAAATTACCAACATCATAAATCCTTGGAATACCCCTATCTTCCATTATTTGAAATTCTGTTTTACTTGAATCAAAACCATCTTTAACCAAAACATCTTTTCTAAATTCAAACCTGTTTTTTCTTTTCTTATTAACAACATAAAAATAATTTGGGCTAGTTGATTTAACTTCAATGAAGCCCAAATTTTTATATAGATTTCCATTACTCCATCTTTTATCAGCATAACTTAAAATCTCAACTGGATTATAAGTTTTAATGAAATGATTTAATAATTTTGAAGCGCCCCCTACCACAGAGGTGTTTAGTTTATTGCAGAATCTAATAAGTTCATATTCATCATTATTTGATTTCTTATTTCCAAGAGCAAGTCTTTTCTTACCAAAGGTCATCAATGAAACCAATTCATTATTATAATATAATCCAAGATTAACAGAACTTCCAACCATTCCTTGAATGTGATTCTCATTTAAGAATTTTGTTTTATCTTTTGTTTTAACCAATTTTATTTCACATTTCCTTGCATAAATCTTATTTGAAACTTTATTTAGTTTATTTAATAAAATGCTTTTAACAATTTCTATCTTATTATTCCACTCATCTTCAAAGATGTGAATTAACTGAATATTATTTGAATTGCAAATTTCTGTCTTCTTTAAATGATAATTGTCTTTTTTAAATACATTTGAATGAAAGTAAACCCCATTGAATTCAATGGCCAAATTATGGTTGGGGATGTAGATATCAATTTCTTGTCCTTTTAATATCTCTCTATCATTTTTTATAAATTCAATTCCATTTTTTGTTAAAAATTGACATAAATCATTTTCTTTGATTGAAGATAATTCACCAATAGGGTTACAAATTGAGCAGGGATTAATATTATTATCATGCCTATAATGTAATGTATTTCTATATATTATATAATTTTCTTTACATACATCACACACTAACTCAACCATTTTGCCACTTGGACTTATGATGGTTAGATGATTGTATTTTTTTTCAAAATTAGCAATACCTTGTTTTATTCTACTCTTTCTACTTTCATTTAGTAGAATTGGGGTGCTTACACCATATCTTTTAATATTTGTTTCTTTTATTTTTTCTTTTGTTTGATTTAATTTTGATGTATGATTAACACCATATTTTTCAAGTGTTTTTTCTTTAATTCTATCTAAATCTTGGAACATATTGGAAAATCCATATCTTTCCATATTTGTATCCATTATCTTCTTTTTTATATCATTAGAATGGATTGGTGTGTTTCCACCGTATTTTTCATTATTTGTTATCTTAACATTATTGATATGGTTAATGTCAGAATTTGTGCAAAGCAATGAGCAATATATTCCATATCCTTCAGTAATGGATCTTTTGAATTTAAGTTGAACCCCACATTTCTTACATACTGGAACTTCTTTTACTTTATGAATGTAATGCCATATTTTTATTTTAAAGGATATAGATTCAAAATGTGAGGTGTAATTTAGTATTTCATAATACAAATCATTATGGTTTTTTTTAAGAAAAGATTCCTTTGTTTTATAACCTGATTTATTATCTATTGTAAAAAAATTAATTAAATCCATATTTTTTCTATTTACTTGATATTTATTAAATGTGTAAGAACAGACTTACAACAAAGATAACAATAAATATTATAAAAAAAATTAAAAAAATAGAATATGGCTGATTTATTGATGAAAATGCCCTTACCATATGAACCAAAAAGGGAAAATAGGTTCATTTTGAGGTTTCCAGCAAGTATGGGTATAAATGAATGGTTTGTTGAAACAGCAGCAAGACCCAAGATTAGCATAGGTTCAACAGAAATACAGTTCTTGAATACATCAACATTTGTGTCAGGAAGATTTAAATGGGATCCTATTAGTGTTAAGTTTAGGGATCCAATTGGTCCATCAGCTTCACAAGCCTTAATGGAATGGGTTAGATTACATGCTGAATCAGTTACAGGTAGATCTGGTTACGCTGCAGGATATAAGCAAAATTTAACATTGGAAATGCTTGACCCAACAGGTGTTGTCATTGAAAAATGGTTACTTGAAGGTTGTATATTGACTAGTGTTGACTTTGGAAGTTTAAGCTATAGTTCAGACAATATTGCAGGAATTAGTGTTAGTATTCAACCAGATAGGTGTATATTGGTTTATTAATACTTATTAAGTATTTTTAGGATTAAATCCATATGTTTATGTATTAACATTTACATATGGATTTTTTATTTAACTATTTTCTTTTATTCAATTTAAATCTATTTTTAAAATAAAATCTATGGAAGATAAATCTAAAGAATATGGGCAATCAAATTTTGATTTACCCCATGATGTGGTTCAATTACCTTCTGGTGGCATATTTTACAAAAACAAGAAGAAAGCAGTTAAGGTTGGTTATTTGACAGCAGCTGATGAGAATCTATTGTTAGGTAATAGCAAGAATTTCACATTACAACTTTTAAAAAACAAAATATATGAATATGATATAAGACCAGAGGATATGATTGAAAGTGATATAGAAGCAATTCTAATCTTTTTGAGAAATACTTCTTTTGGTTCAGATATTGAACTTTCAGTTACTGATCCAAAGACAGGGAAATCTTTTAAAGCAACTGTTGATTTGGGTGAGTTAAATATTGAACCTGGTAATAAGCCAAATGATGATGGAACATATACTGTTACATTACCAAAGAGTGGTGATGTTGCTAAATTGAAACCTTTGACATATGGAGAAATATTGGAGGTAAATGAAATAATTGATAATTACCCCCCTACTAGGGTAGCACCAAGAGTTACATTAAGATTATCCAGGGAGATTGTTGAAATTAATGGTGATGTTGATAAGACAAACATTGTTAAATATGTGGAGAATATGCCAATTGCTGATTCAAAATTTGTTCGTAGATATTTGGTTGAAAATGAACCTAAACTTAATATGAAAAAAGATATCAAGACCCCATCAGGAGATATGACCACAGTGAATGCTGGGTTTGGGGTGGAGTTCTTTCGCCCTTTCTTCGGATTATAGGCTATCACAATCAACAGAATTTTATTATTTAAAAAAACTTTTACATGTTTCATATTCTGAGTTCTTGATTATGCCAATATTTCTTCGGAAATTCTTGATAAGCAAGTGGACAGAGGATGTTAACAACAACAATAATAATAAGGGATGACGTAAAAAATCATCCCTTATTCTATTTATATATATAAATTATATTTTATGGCAGGACTTTATGATTCAATATTAGGTGGTATAGGTGGGGTACAAAAGGAACTTTTTGGTCTTGATCCTAATTTCCTAAAGGAACAAATAGCAGAGATGACTAATTTCACTGGTGCTTTGGTTGCTTTAGATGCTGAATCTTCTAATTTAAGTAAAAGTTTTCTTCTTGGTAGGTCAAGAGTTAATGAGTTTAAGGGGGTTATAGCTGACACAGCACCACTTGTTAGAAGATTGGGGGGTGATATTGGTGAAATTGTTGAAATGGTTGAGCAAACAAGTACAGCTCTTGCAAGAACTGTTATTTTCTCACCTGATGTTTATGAAAAATTATATGCCACATCAGATTTGTTGGGGGAGAGTTTTGGTACACTTACTAAGAATTTTTCTGATGTAGGTATATCAATTGCTAAAGTTGGTGGTGAAGTTGAAAAATCAATAAGTTATGTCAATAGTATTGGCATGAATGCAAAAGTTGTGATGAAAGAGGTTGTGACTAATGTTGATTTATTAAATAGATTTAATTTTAAGGAGGGTGTTCTTGGATTTTCAAAGATGGCAGCAACTGCAGCAATGCTTAAAGTTGATATGCAATCCATTCAATCATTTGCTGATAAGGTTTTTAATATTGAGGGTGCGGTTGAAACAGCAGCAGCATTTCAAAGGTTGGGAGTGTTTATGGGTGATTTGGCAGATCCATTTGCATTGATGAATAGTTCATTAAATAAACCAGAAGGTCTTATCAATAGTATTGCAAAGGCTGGGGAGATGTTCACAGAGTTAAATGCAGAAACAGGTAGGATTGAAATAAATCCATCTGCAATGGGAATGTTTAATGAACTTGGCACAGCATCAGGTCTTGGTGCAGATAAGATTAAGAAGATGGCAATAGCTCTTAGAGAGTTTAATGAGAGAGCAGCAGAGATAGATTTTAAATTTGATATTACAGATGATCAGAAAATGTTTATTGCCAATTTATCTTATTTAAATGATAAGGGTGAATATGTTATTAATGTTAAGGATGAGAAGACAGGTGAATCAATTGCAAAAAAAGTTTCAGAATTAACAGATAAACAAATAAGTAAATTGCAAGACTTATCAAATGAAAAACCAAAGACAATGGAAGACCTTGCAAGAGAATCAATGAGTATTACAGATATTATAAAGAATGATGTTCAAGCAATAAAATATAAGATTTTGTTTGGAGCAGTTGGGACACCTGGTATTGCTGAATTTCAAGAAGAAACAAGAGGTAAATTTGTTGAACCAGTTTATGATACTTTCTATGAATTAGTTCCAGAGGCGAAAGATATGAGGTCTTTCTTGAAAAATACATATACAGATTTTACTGAGTTGTTTAGGGGGACAACAAACTTCACAACAGGAATGGAAAAAGTAATAACAAACTTTATACCAAGTGTGGATAAGATTTTAGAGCATTTATCAAAAGCAGCTGAAAAAGGTGGGTATAATGATAGTTGGGTTAAAAGTGGTTTTGATAATTTTTTTAAATTTGGTGCAAATATGGTTACACCTAATGTTGGGTCAATTGCACCAACAAGTACAGGTGGGGCAGACTATGATAAGAATAACCAGATTTTGACATACATGAAGGAGAAAGAAACCACAAAGATTAACAATACAGAGTTCAAACTTAATATAGATGTTATTCATAAGATGATGGATGCAACTGGTGTGGTTAAACCAATGGGTCAAGTAGATAAAGTTATTTTAAATTCAAAAGATAATTATTTTAGTAGCCAATTAACTATTAGTGAACCAAATAAATAATAACATTAAAACCCCAACTAATTATATTTATATATAAAAGATAATGAGAAGCCCTTTGGATTTTGGAAATAGTGATACATTTAGGAAGTTTTTAATAACAAAAAATTTAGCACCTTACAAGAAAACTCCCCTTGGGAGTAGTCCTCCATTTAACTATGAGGTATCACCTTTTTCAAAGATATTAAATGTTGTTGATTCTCCTGATAAATTAATTGACCAGCCAATATATGCAAATGAGTTATATGGTAAAAATCAATATGGTAGGGTTGGTGGGTATATTCAAACACAAGATGTAAATGTATTAAATAATACCAAAACAAATTACGGTGAATATAGTATAAAAAATTCTGTTGCATTAAAGATTAATAGGAAATATTTAAAGGAGGATATATTTGAAAATTATTATACAACAGAAGATGATTTAACTGATTCAGCAATTTATATTGAAAATGATGATAAGTGGTTTGATGCAAATTTACCAAAGAAGGGAATATTATATTATTGGGGTGTAGGGGTTAATAGTTTCAAACCATCTAAATACACAGCATTTGGCATACTTACAGACAATGCTGAAACCAAGTCCAATTTATCTGCTGATTCTTACATTACAAGATTG